ATAATTTTTAATGGCGAATAGGACCCAATTGTCCTGGTTCAATTCATCAAATTTCATTCATCAGTTAACGAAGGTTAGGGTAGCAGCAGAAGAAATAACCTCAACTCCACCAATGCTGTTGTTGACTCTGACACGATACTGATCACCAGACTCATCAGCAGTCTGACCAGTTAGTGCGAGAGATGCAGAAGTTGCACCAGAAACGTTGGCAAAGGATGCTCCACCGTCAGTAGACTTTTGCCACTGATAGGTAAGGGATGCACCTGCGCCTGTAGAGGATGCGACAACTGCGAATGTTGCTCCGCCACCACTGGTGTTTTGATCTGAAGGTTGTGTACCAATCGTGATGAGTGATGTAACATCTGCTGCATATGTATCGTCCGATTGAGTTTCATCAGCGTTAGCTTCAGCATTTGCAAGCGTTACTAGATGCTCTGCTTTATGACGAGTTTTACCATCAGCATCAGTGTAGGTGACATATGACCACCAACCAGGGGCATTGAGACCACGTGCTTTGTTTTCTGCAAGTGCTGCTTCCGTTTCGTCAATGAAAACAACCGTTTTTGCTTGTGATGACGCAGCAATGCCAATGCCAGCTTTAGTTACGTTAGCATTACTGTCAGTTCTACCGTATAGAGACATTGATACGCTCCAAAGTTATACTTATACTTAGATTATTTATAAAGAAGGGGGACTTGTGTCCCCCGATAGATTATTCTGCTGGTGCTTCTTCTCGTGCCGCGATTGCTTTCTCAACTACCTCAAGTAGTTGATCATCCATATCGGTCTTAGTCAGTTTAACTGCTTTCTTGAGAACAAGCAAACAGATCTCAACTAGTTTTTCACCTAGTTCTTCGTTGTCAGGTACTTTGGCAACGGCATCCTTTACGATCTTTGCCGCAAGGGGAAGTAGAAAAGCGAGCATGGTAATAGTGCATAATGAGCGCAACTATTTATTCTTGTTCTTATGCTTCCATGCAGTAGCGTATGCGATGGACTTCTCATCCTTAGTGAGTTTCCCATCTTTAGCGTATGATCTCTTAATATGTTTGATCATACGCTCATACTTTTTTCCAGGAGGTGCCTCTTCTTTGACACCGATCTTCATACCACTACCATCCTTAACTTGTGGCATTACTTCCACAGTCTTTTTGGATTTGGTTTTACGTTCTTTATCCTTACACCCACACTCTTCGCGGAGTTGTTTAAATGACTTCATTTTTTCTTTGACATAGCAATGATCTTACTAACCTTCTTGCGACGTGCGAGAAGATACTTGTCGGACTTGTCATGATCACCGTCATTATCTACATCCTTGTCTTCTTTTCCGACTGGATCTAGTTTCTTTTCAGTAGTGTACTCAACTTCTTCTTTCTTCGCAGTTCTAGCTGCCTTCTTAAATGCATCCTTCGCAGGATAGTCTTCCGAACCAGGCTTTGCTGGTGATTCTCCTCTCTTTCTCTTTGCATGAATGTTAGCGTATAGTCCCTTCTTTGCCTCTTCAATGCTTTCTTCCTCTTCTTTCACACAATTAGGAACTTCTTTACCACCTTTCTTTTTAGTTCCCTTTGCCTTATAACCTTTCCAGCAAGTAGAAGCACCAACATTATCACGTGCTTGCTCAAGACCCTCATCCATTTTGATCTTCTCAAGGATGATTAGTTCTCCATCAACTTCAATCTCTTCACGCTCAAGAATGTTTGGACACTCATCAGTTGGATGAGCACCACCACACTTCTCACACTTAACTTCTTCAGCAACAGACTTTTCTTTCTTTGCTTCCTTCTTTTTCTTAGTGGTATCTTCAATCTCAGCACCATGTGACTGAGGTGTCATTCCTTCAAATGCTTCGGGAATGTTGCTGCCTTGGAAACAGTCGCCATCCATCCAATTGGTATACATTTCCATCAATGTTGATGAATACGCATCATTATGTGCAACTTTATTAACAGGTCTCTGCTTATCCATTGTTTAAAAGTGAAGATCTTCTATGGTTTATTTATAGTGCGAATGTCTTTTACCCACTCACGGAACATCTTTCCATCTTCAGTAACAACAATTGCATAGTTTACACCTGTGCGATGAACTACTCCTTTGTCACCTGTTCTTGCAGACATAACAATATCACCTTCAGAGATAACATCGTTCTGACGATGTGCCTGGCGCAATGCTTGTTCTCTAAGTTTTCTAAAATCTTTCATTTAAAATTAGCGGGCAAATTTGCCTGAATCTCTTTCATAAGAGCACGGCAATCATTATCATTTAATGCTCTAGGAATACCAGAACGAAATGTTTTGAAGTCACCAGCAAATGCTGCGCGTCTCATCTTCGTTCCTGAAATAGCGAATGTATCACCATCAGCGTCTCTACTTCCAGAAGATCTTATTTCAATCTTCCTGAACGAGAAATCCTTTCCGTTGTATTTATGAAGGAACTGCATGGCAGAAACCCTGTCAGAACCTACAAGAAAGACCACTTCATTGTATCCAGCAAGCATTAAATCTTGCAGAATAGCAACAGGTTGTTTGGGTCCAGAGAATATTTTACCACGATGTTCTGGAAACATCTTATTCATGTAGTATAACTTGCGATCAGGAGGTAATGGATTGCTACCTTTCTTATCTACAGTTTGTGAAATGTAGATACGATAATCATGAGAACCTGCTTCACGTTTTACACCAGCAAAGTTCTCAGCGTGACCAGTAGTAGGTGGTTGAAACCTACCAAAAGTAAAGTAGCAAGTATTACAATCTAACGCCATTGCTTCTGTAGAGTGAAGTTGTTATATGCAAACTCCAAGCGATTGACAAACTTGATCATACTGCCATCTTTATGCAGAACATATCCCTCAGGAGTTGTGACCTTGTATCCTTTTTCTGTCTGGACAAATGTCCTGAACTCCTCAAGGTGGTCCAGTTTATCTATAACCATTTGCTTGACTGCCTGTAGTTCTTTGTACAGTGCAAGCATTGATTTAAATTTGTAGACATTATCTACAACATAATTTTGACTGTTATATACCAAAGCACACTTCTTTGTTCTGTTAGCAACCGTCTTTATCTTTGCAAGTTCTTTGTCCATCTTCTCACCATAGAAGTTGAGCATGTCATACATTGCTTCATCTATATTACCAATGCTGCGAGCGTTCTTAATCTCACTATTGAAGAACTGCTTTAGATATGATGCAATGTGAAACTTAGCATCACCAGTAGTTCCTGTTTGAGTAACCAACTCATCAAGAAAATCACCACAGATACGACACATGCGTTCAATCTTGATAATATAGTTGTCAAACTTAGACATCTCTTGTTTGGAAAAACCAACGCGATGCATTGGTGTATCGTTTTTAACTACAAGAGCTTCATCAGATCCTGATACATTGGCACCTGCTCGTGCCTGCATGTCAGCAACTACATCACCAGTGTAATGGGTATGAAATACCACACCAATCTTCGCTCTACCTGCTGCTCTCCCAATCGGATGGTCAATGGGTATACCGTAAGTAATTGTATTGGGTCTAAAAGTGTAGAGTTGTTCTCCATTAATTGTTTCTCTTTTAATATCAGATGTGAATAGAAGATCTCCTTGAACCACACCTTCTATACCAAGTTTAGAAAAATATCTCAGAGAGAACTTTAGTTTCTCTGCTAGATCTCCTTCATACCAACCATCAATTTGTTCTTCGCTGTAGCACAACTTAGGATTAGTCTTTGCGAATACAGATTTAGTGCCAACAAAAAACATCCCTGTCTGAGGATCTGTGCCGCAAATAACAGAGGGAGCACCATCCCATTTTGTTTGCATGAAACCAGAATTTTCCTGTTGACCTAGCATCTTGCGAAGTTCTTTCAAGAAAGACACTGCCGCCATGCACCCATCAGTGCCATAGTTCAGCATCTCATCTTCCAAGTGTTCTAGGTGTTTGAGTTGTTTAATGTTTGCCATTACTTTTTGTAGTAATCTCCATTGGTGTGGGTAGGATAGACACCACCCTGCTTGTTCCTGATGTTGAACTTAAACTCATATGACTGAGTTTCAAAGAGCATGTCAATACGCTTGCCTTTACCACCAGCGCCACCGTAGTTGATTTCTACCGTATTTCCTACCAGTGTAGCAGCTTTATTCATGTAGTCCTGATCAATTTCATAGAACTTCAACTCACTTCCAGTGTAATGACACATCCAATAACCATACCCAACACCACTCTTGATCATGTCCTGCAATGCTTGCTTGTCTGATGGACTTAGAGTTCTGTTTTCAATATGTGTCTCAACTGTTGGACCATTTCCTTGTCCATACTTAGCAAATACATCTAAGAATTTTTGATGATCTATACCAAACAAATTGAGATAATTTTGACCGTCATCAGGAATATCACCTGCTTTTAATTTTCCCTCTGGGAACAGAGCTAGATTTCCTTTACCGCTGCTACGGACACCACAGTTAAAGAATGACAATGTACTTCCAAACTTAACAGAAATGTATACTGGTTTACCTTTGATTGTCAAAGTAATATCTGTGATGGTTGAACCAATATCATTTGTGGCAGCACCACCTGCAGATATAATAATACTATTCCCCTTCTTTGTTAGAGGACGTTTTTGATTTTTCTCTCCCTCTCCTTTTGCGAAGGTAGGTCCTTCACCATACTTTTCTGTAAGAGCACTAACAATTTGTTCTACGTGTGCTTGATATTTCCTGACTGGTTTACCACTACAATAATCAATTAACGACTGGGTGAGATCATCTTCATATACATTACCCATGTTGACTTTCTTGCCACCCTTTTGCTGTCCACCAAACTCATCTGTTTTTACAAAGTCACCAATATCTAAGTAAATGTCTGTGCTTGATATTCTTCTTGGTACATTTTTACCAGCAGGAAAGTTACAAGTAAACTCAATATTGTTTTGTCCACGAAGACCTTGCCTACAGACTTCATCAAACAACATCTTTGAAGAGTTTTCTTTTCCAGAGTTTCCTTTAATATCAAGGAAGTCTTGGAATGGTGAGGTTATATATTTTCCACTAGCATCTTTTCTGGTAACAGTAAACCCTGCCACCTCAACAATACCAACATCAGATAAGAAACGGTTTTGTTTTCCATTGCGACCCATCGCTTTGTCAAAGAAAGTATCCATACGATCTAGATACCTTCCACCGTTACGGAAAAAATCTCCTGCCTTCATATGAAAAAACCTCCCGACTATTATTTAGAGGGGAGGTAGTTAATATTGAGAACAACTCTTGACTTGGCATCAGTGCAGGTATATCCTACGTGCATGGTCTTACTGTCAAAGACTACCATTCGATTTGCAACTGAAGGAACTTTTTCGCCATCTTTGAATTCTGTGTATCCATTGTTGGTATTACAATAGAAGATTGCTGTGTTTGTATTGGGATATGGAACATCAACATGAAATGCTCCCAAGATCTGGTTATCGTTTTGCCTAGGATTTAGGTTTG